CAGCTTCTCAATGGATAATCTTCAGGCGGTGGCTGAGGAGCTTGCCCGGCTTGATGCCATGAGGATTGTTCCTCTGATGAATACCCTGACAGACAAAGAGGAGGATATGGGTACCAGCGGAAACGAGAGGCATTATGTGAGATGGGCAAAGGAAGCCACGGATGCAGAGGGTAATGTCATTGTGGGAAATGCAAAGGTGGACACACCAAGGGATGGAACCGGGCTTGTGTCGATTGCGATTCTTACAGTGGATGCCAAGCCACCAACGGAAGAACAGATTGCATTTGTCCAGGAATACATAAACAGTATGCGTCCGGTTGGAGCTGATCCGGTTGTGGATGCTGCGGAGAGCATTCCGATTGTTATTTTATGCAGCGTTGTGAAAATGTCCGGTTACACAGAAGAGACCGTGAAAACGCAGATCAGGAGCAAGATCGAGGAGTATTTCACTCAGATCGCTTTCCAAAGCGGAACAGTGTCTTTGAACTACTATAAAATCAGTAACATCATCAGTGGAGTGGATGGTGTGAAGGAAGTGGGAATCCTGAAGGTCAACGGAGCTCAGGACTCCATTACTGCAGAATACAACAAGTATTTTGCTCTGCAGGAGCTGACGGTCAATGTCACTGAATAACAGCCAAATGCTTCCAGCAAGAGTCCGCAATATGAGACAGATGAATGATGTCTTGAATGCCGAGGATATCATTCTGGCTGAAATAGAACGGATCATTGATGAGATGTACCAGAGAGCATCCTTACTCCACGAGGAGCTGATCAATGAAGAATGGCTGGAAAATAAACTGTCAGAGAGAACCGGAGCCGGTGTTGATGTTACCGGATATGCTGAGAAGTTGCTTGCGGAGATTGTTCTGGATGTGAGTGAGTTGCAGCATATCGATATGCCGGATGTCCGAAAGTTTTTGGATAAATGGGTACCGGCTCATCTGATGTATAAAATAATTCTGCTGCTGGACTACTCGGCAAGTATTGGAGAGGTCTTCTCGGTAACGGAAATGACAATCGGTTTTGATTCGCCTTACTGGAATGTCCGGAGGTTAAATGGAACATGGTTGCTGGATGGCACCTATAATCTGGGAGTCGGAAGAAAACCGGATGAATGGGGCATCAGCTACGATATGGGAGACGTCGAGGTTTTGGAGAGCGTAGAATTGGATGTGAGTGTATCTGCTACATCACAGCTGCAGGAGATGTTTACTGATGCCGGAGTGGTTATCGGCTTTGACTCGCCTTACTGGAATGTCCGGAGATTGAATGGAACATGGCAGATGGATGGCAGCTATGAGCTGAATGTGTTAAGAAAACCAGATACATACGGTCTGGCAATTGACTTGGGGAATACCAATATCGAGGAAATGACACCGGGAGGTGTTGTTATAAAGAAAGACTTGTGGCTGCTGGATGGCAGCTATCAGTTAAATGGAACAAGGATATTAGATGCCATAAGGCGAGAGGAGGAATTGTAAAATGACAGAGAACCTTACACAGAATCAGATTATTACAATTGCAGGAAGGAAAAAGATGCTGAGAGCCAGAGCTGGAGAAATCCAGCTGCCTAAGATTGTGGGCTTTGTATTTGGTGATGGTGGTGTGGATGCAGATGGAAATGTTATCGCACCGCAGGAGGCAGAATCAGAACTGAAGAACGAATTGCTCAGAAAGAAATACGATACTTACACCATGTTGAGCGATACGAAGTGCAAGTATGAATGTGAGCTAAAGGAGAGTGAGCTTCCGGGTGCTGCGATTAGCGAAATCGGACTCTATGATGCGGATGGGGATATCGTTACCATCAAGCGTTTTACCGCAAAAGGAAAGGATGCGGATATCAGCATGACTTTCTATATTAACGATACATTTTAGGGAGGCAGGACATGGCGAAGAATTTAACGATTCAGGATGAGCCGGTTTACAACGAACAGATGGAGGCTCTGGAGCCTACCACACCGGCACATGCAGATTACTTTAATGAGCGATATGCCCAGCTTCTCAACAACGGAAAAGCCAACCGCAGGGATGCGAAGATCTTTGAGGATGACGTGAACGGTGGGAAGATGCGATTAGGCATGGAAAACGGTCATTTATATTATGAGGAACTGTAAAAATAACGTATTACGTTATAATCTAACAAAATAAGCAAATATAAAACGTAAAGTGTTATATTATGCTGGAAACGAGGTAGAAAATGTCGAAAAAGGTTTTTATTGCAGAGCAGGAAACACTGCTTGAAGTGCAGGAGCAGGTGGAAAAGCTGGTGAGAAATCTGGTACCGGATGATGCACCGATTTATGGAATGGTTATCCATGAAGCTTCCGACCTGAATCCGTCCACAAGAGTGGAGTACCTTGGTGCGAACAAGGACTTTACGCCTATGAGCATGAACATGAGCACGCACGCCATGAATTATGGATCATGGGCTGGCTGGGACTGGCTGAAAGCTAATGTACCGGTTATGTGTAATTGGGATGGAGGTATTGATTACTTCTTAGATCCGGACGATTATACGAAGAAAGCGGATGGAACGAACTCTGATGCGGCTAATATTGATTATGCCGGTGATGCGATGGCAATCGTCAAGAAAATCTACAAGAAGGAATATAAGGTTGGAAATGACCGCTATGTATATTTCTGTGAAAGAAAAGTGGATGATGATTTCCATGCGGTAGGATTTAATGTACTTGGAAAAGAAAGAGATTATATGCTGATCCCGATGTTCTATGGCTCCATTGATTCCAATGGAAAGATGAGAAGTATTGCAGGGCAGTGGAGCTGCTTAACAGCCTCCGGTTCTGCTGCAGACAGTGCAAACGGAAAAGCAATCGGAACTGCCGAGCAGTATACAGCAATTCAGGCAGCATCCGGCAAAGCTCTTTTCTTTGGCGGTGCATTAACGAATACATTGGCAGACATCTGTATTCTGCTGAGTAAGAGCACCGACTCTCAGACTGCTTTTGGATCAGGCATGTGTTCTACCTACGTTGAAGATAAAGCACAACATTACGGAACGAAAATCAATACAGTCATTGGCGGAGGACAGTTTTATGGTTCTAATGATAATAAGTCCTTCAATAAGATTTTCCATAGCTGCGTTATGGGGAGTTATATGCTGTGGCAGAGAGATCCGTATATGCTCCTGATTAACGGAAGAATAAAGGTGTCCCCGGATTATACATATGACTTAACCGGGGCTAAATATCTGGATACTGGAGTGAATTTGGCAAAAAACGGATATTATGCAACAACTCAGGTGGTAAAGGATTTTGGTGCAGTGCCAAATGATGAAATCGCATGCAGTTCTGCTACTGGATACTGCGATCACACTTGGGTGAACGCAGAAATAACGGCGGTTTCGCTGCGGTTCGGCATTTGCGACAACGGTGCTCTTGACGGGCTCTGGGCTCGCACACTGGACGGTGTCGCTGCTGACGCCTGGTGGCACTACGGGGCGTCCAAACTTCTTCCAGCACCTGCTGCAGCGTAAGCTGCAGATAGGGGGTTTGGGGGTCTTCCCCCAACTGCTTTGTATAAAATATAGGAATGATTTTTTAAAGATCTTGAGGGGCTATCGGAACTCCCTCTCCGGCGGTTTCGCTGCGGTTCGGCAATTGCAACAACGGTGCTAATGACGGGCTCTGGGCTCGCACACTGAACAATGTCGCTGCTAACGCCTGGTGGAACTACGGGGCGTCCTGATTCTATCAAGAAACTATAAGTCCAAAATGTTACCGATAGTCATATACACCGCTGACAGTTGAAATACTGTTATATCCGCCTTTATAGGTTTTGGTGAGTGGAAATTATTCCGGTCAGGAGCTGCAAGTAGTGAGCAATGTTCGAAAGCGGCGAGGAGATAGAAGATAAAATGCATAAGTTCAAATATGACATTGAAAAAGAGACCGGCATTCCTTGGAAGAAAAAGAAAAGTTACAGATATTTATACACGCTGGCTTGCCAAAAGGGTGTTATCCTCCGGGCATTTAAGCGGATGAAGCGTGGAAAAAGTGACAGAAAAGATATTCAAATGGTGGAGGAAGATTTAGATGGATGGGTTGAGAAAATACAGAAAATTATCCAGAATACGAAGCCAGCCGGATGGAAGGTGGAAAATCCGGAACTGGAATTTAAACCACCAAAGCATAACCCGGTTATTATAAAAGAAGCTGGGAAAACAAGGGTCATATATGTACCGACAATGGTTGAATTGTGGATACAGCACGTTATTGTGCTAATTCTGGAGCCGATTATTCAAGGGAGCAGTTACCATCACAGCTATTCGTCTTTTCCCAAGCGTGGATCACATCGGGGAATGAAAGCGATGAAAAGATGGATTCAGTCTGGGAAAGGTATCCGGAATTTTGCACAGTGCGATATCCGACATTTTTATGACCATGCAAAGTATAAGTTTATCCGACCAAAACTGTTAAAACGTATCAAAGATGCTTTATTTATGTATCTGATAGATGTGTGCCTGACATGGTTTCCAGATAAGCTGCCACTGGGCTTTTATTTGTCACAGTGGCTGGCAAACTTTCTCCTGCAGGAGCTGGATTTTCTGATAAAGTGCAAGCTGAAAATAGCACACTTTATCCGGTATATGGATAATTTCACGATGGCAGATGATAATAAAAAGAAGCTGCACATGGCGATTATATTCATTAAGCAGTGGCTTGGAAAAATCAGGCTGAAAATGAAAGGTGACTGGCAGGTGTTCCGGTTTGAGTACATTAAAAAGAATGGCAGGAGAACCGGCAGGGAAGTATCGGCAATGGGCTGGCTGTTCTATCGAAATCGGGTAATCATAAGAAAGCATACGCTGATACATATTGCGAGGATAGCAAGGAAACTCAATAAAAAGAAGATGGAAAAGAAGAAATATCCATTAAGGCTCTGCAAGGGTTTTATTTCCCTGATGGGCTGGATAACACACTCTGACACCTATGAGTGGTATCTGATGTATATTAAGCCACTTATAAGCGTGAGGGCGGTCAAACGCATCATATCTAAAATGGACAAGGAGGCAAATAAAAATGCAAGGATGGAAAACAGAGAATTGCTCCTCACTGCCTGAAACGTTGGAAATGGTAAATGCCAATACTTACATCCAGAGAAGAAATATCAATCGTATCGAACGAGACAGTATGGATGGCAGCGAAGAGAAAGAAGTGGGCTATACATGCGAGTATCGTTTCCTGAGTGAAGAAGAGTATTATAATCTGATCCAGCAGGAAGAGAACACTGAAAAAGTAAACGAGAACATTCTGATCAGCATGGGAGCACAGGCAGAACTCTATGAAAAACTGCTCGCAACAGAAGAAAATCAGCTCATTATTATGAACGCAGTAGCGGAACTGTATGAAGCAAAGACGGGAGGTAATTAAGATGTTGGAACTGTATATTAAATTAGTAAAGGCTGGAAAAAGAACAATCGACAGTATTCCGGAGAAATTCAGGGACGATGTAAGAGCAGCAATCGAAGCTGCAGAAGATGCTGCGGAATAAACGATGAAATGCCGGAAAGGGTGGCTTTATGAATCTGTTGGCGGTGATAGACCTGTTGTGTGACATCACTACTCAGCAATCGGATCTGCTGAGAAAACTCGTGACTGAATTAGAACACACAAAGCAGGTTTCCCAAGAGGTCAAATCGTATTACAGGGAGGCTTTTGAAAACATAGAAAAGCAGTTGGATGTCAGTGAGTATAACTGTAGAAGAATTGAATAGTTGATAAACATTCAGGAAAATGTTGACGGGGTTTTCTTGTAAATGAGGAGTCTGAAACAAGGCTCCTTTTTGAATGCAGCAAAGGTGTTTAAAAGGGCTTTCAAAGCCCTTTTTTAAATACAAAAAAATATGGAAGGAGACGCAGAAAATGGCAAGTTTAAGCAATGCAGTAACTATTATCGTGGTATTCGCAATCCTGATCCAGTTCCTTGTGGACAGAGTGAAGGAGCTTGTGGGTGACAAGGTAATGAACATCGTTAAGGCACCGGTATGGGCGGTAGCTTTCGGAACGCTTTTTGCTTTGATGTTCGACATTGATTTCTTTGCTTTGATGGGCTACAGTTCACAGCTGCCTATTATTGCAAAGGTGATTACCGGCTTAATTCTTTCCTCCGGCTCTACCGGAGTACATGAGCTGGTAGCCAAGTTAAGGGAAAGCAGAGTGGACAGTTAGGAGGTACACAATGGGAAAGAAACGTATTTGTTTAGATCCAGGGCATTATGGAGAAAAATATAATGCCGGGGTCGTTTCTGGATATTATGAATCAGCGACAGTCTGGAAACTGACACAGTATGAGAAGGAATATCTGGAGCAGATGGGAATTGAGGTTCTCGTAACCAGAAGTAATATCAATGAGAATCCGGATCTGACAGCCAGAGGGAAAATGGCTGCCGGATGCGATCTGTTTGTGAGCAACCACACAAATGCCTGTGGTACTGAGGCAGTAAACAGAGCAGTGGCGATTCATTTTACAGATCGTAATGAAACTTTGGTTGATGATCAGTCCAGAGAATTTGCAGCACAGATTGCAAAGGTTATCCAGAACACAATGGGCGTGGACGGATATCAGATTTATTCGAGATTATCCGACAATGACAGAGATGGAAATGGAAAGAAAGACGATAACTACTATGGAGTGCTGAATGGCAGCTTCTTAGCCGGAGTTCCGGGCGTTATCGCAGAACATTCTTTCCATACAAATACTGAAGCTTGTAAATGGCTGATGGATGATAGCAATCTTCGTAAGCTGGCGAAGGCGTGTGCAGAATGCATGGCATCCTTTGTGGGTGCATCTGTGACAGTGGATACCGGTATTCAGGCGGTAGAGTTTGCGAATATGGCAGATCCTGATATCGTGAAGCGAGTTGGCGAGTTATGTACTGCTGATATGAAGAACACCGGCATCCTTGCCTCTGTGTCAGCAGCACAGTTTATTCTGGAATCAGGATATGGAAAATCAGTGCTCGCACAGATGGCAAATAACTGCTTTGGAATGAAGTGCTCGTTATCCGGAAACACTTGGTCTGGAAGCTCATGGGACGGAACGAGTGAATATACCAAGGAGACGAAGGAATATGTAAATGGAGAGTATGTAACGGTTACAGCTGCATTCAGGGCATATCCGAATGTCGAAGCATCTATTGCTGATCATTCCGCATACCTGCTGGGTGCAAAGAAAGGCGAAGCACTTAGATACGCTGGTTTGAAAGGCGAGAAGGATTACAAGAAAGCGGTTCAGATCATCAAGGACGGTGGCTATGCAACTGCTCCGGATTATGTTAACAAGGTGTGCAGTATCATTGAAAAATACAATCTCACCGCTTATGATCAGCAGAAACAGACAACAGCAGAAAGCTGGTATCGTGTCAGAAAGAACTGGAGCGATGCCAAGAGCCAGATTGGAGCGTACCATTCGCTTGAATATGCAAAGACTTGTGTAGACAAGAATCCTGGTTACAGTGTGTTTGATGAAGCAGGTGTAAATGTATATCCTGAAAATGTGTTTGCTCCTTATATGGTGCGTGTGAAAATCAGCGATTTGAAGATGAGACTTGGAGCAACCATTGACACTGCTTCTGTTGGTCACATCCCGGTGGGCTCGTATACCATTGTGGAGGAAAAGTATGGAAAGGTAAGCAAATCCGGTGAGGAAGGCTTGTGGGGACGTATTAAGTCTGAACAGCCTTACAACGGAAAATATGTTCCGGTCTGGATCTGCCTTTCTTATACCGAGAAAGTGTAATAGGAATGAGTTTTGTCCGGGGGCTGAAATGCTCCCGGATTACCTGATTGAATGCCCCAACATTGAAAATCAGGAGGAAGAAGAATGAACAGTTTTATTGCATGGATTGGTGGAAAGAGGTTGCTTAGAAAGGCGATTATTGAAAGGTTCCCAGAGGAAGGCTTTGACAGATACATTGAGGTGTTTGGTGGAGCCGGATGGGTGCTGTTTGGCAAGGAAGTGGGAAAAGAACTGGAAGTATTTAATGATGCAGACAGCAACCTTATCAATTTGTACCGCTGCATCAAATACCACTGTGAGGAACTGCAGAAGGAACTTAACTGGCTGGCAATTTCAAGGGAACAGTTCTTTGACAATAAGAGCCAGCTGAATGCCAGAGGGCTTACAGATATCCAGAGGGCAGCACGATACTTTCACATTATAAAGGTGAGTTTCGGAGCTGACAGAAAGACCTTCGGAACGAATAAGAAAAACCTTACAAATTCGATTGAATATCTGGCAGAGGTGCAGGAGCGTTTGAAAAATGTGGTCATTGAGAACAGGGATTTTGAAAGCCTGATCCGGGTGTATGACAGACCGGGAGCATTGTTTTACTTAGATCCGCCATATCATGGCACCGAGAAATATTATGAAGGAGGGTTTTCACATGATGACCATATTCGTTTAAAGACCGTTTTAGATGGGATTAAAGGAAAGTTTATTCTTTCCTATAATGATGATGAATTTATCCGTGATTTATATAAGGATTATCACATCGAGGGAATAAGCAGGAACAGCAATCTAACGAACAAACTGAATGCTGATACATTCGATGAAGTAATCATCAAAAACTTTTAAACATTTTTTTTAGGGTATAAATAACGCAATACGTTATATTCTAACAAAACAATATTTAAAATTATGCCTCGTGATAAACTAAATAAAGGGGCATAAAATCATGGTTAAAATTCATCTATCAAGACTGCTTGGCGAGAAAAGATGGACTCAGAAGGATTTGGCTGATGCTACTGGGATTCGTCCGTCAACTATCAACGAATGGTATCATGAGCTTGTTCCTCGTTTGAATGTAGACCACATAGATAAAATCTGCGAGGCTTTAGACTGTACGATAACTGATCTATTGGAATACATACCAAATGAACGGAAGACGACTGGAAAATACTTGATTCTTGAAGAACATGGAAATCGTAAGCAGAAAAAAGAAAAAGACTAAGCCACGAAAGGACGTTTGAAAGGTTATTAAATATCTTTCAAGCGTCCTTTTTTAAATTCCTTTTTAAAAGTGGTTTTTGTATTTTATACGAAAAAATTTTGCGTTTTGTGCGCAAAGCAACA